ACATATAGCAGCCGAAATAGAAAGATCAGTAACAGACGGAATAGGTGACGTAATAAGTGCAGTAAATGATTCAAGCGTAGTTCCAGGAGGTGGAGCAATCGAAATGATAATCAGCAAACGATTAAAAGAATTCGCAGTAACATTAAGTGGCAGAGAACAATTAGCAGTAGAACAATTCGCAAATGCACTAGAATTTATCCCAGAGACACTTGCAGAAAACGCCGGACTTGATTCAATTAACGTAATCACAGAGTTAAAACAAAAACTAGAAAACGGAATAGTAGGATTAAATTTATTCACAGAAAAAATAGAAGACACTTTTAGTTCAGGAATAATAGAACCAAGTAAAATCAAAACTCAAGCAATTAATTCAGCCACTGAAGTCGCCGTTCTAATTCTTAGGGTAGACGAATTAGTTCTCGCAAAGGGTCAAGATGTTAAACAAAATTAAAAATCTATTTGAATTAACCCGAATGAGTATATTAAGATTAGTAATGTTTCTACTCTTTAGAAAAAAGACAAGACCAATCGTATTAAAATACTTAGAACTTAAAATAAATATGATAACTGAATCTGAATTAGAAAGTTGGATATTATCAGACGCAACTGGATTATGAATAAATATCTAGTAGAGAACGAACTAACCCAAATAGGGAAAGTTAAAGTCTACTCAATAATTCAAGAAATACTAGGAGAAAATGAACCTATTGAATTATCATCGGACCAAGTCAAAGAAGGACCAATTTTCAATAAAGATTATATCAGTATGGGGATTTGGAATAATATAGTGGGAGTCAAAGAATCGAGAGATATTACTGTAAAAGATATAGAAAACAGTTTGAGTGATATTTGTGATTTTGATGATGGACATGTAGAATTATCCATCTCATATAACACCTTGAATGATAAAATTATCCAAAAACTTAAAGACGGATTGTTATTTACACATTGGAGTTTGCTACATACTGGAACTGGAATTCCAATAATTTCTTTTTCATGGGATAATCAGAATCCAATCCAATAACTAATTAAAGTACAAATACATTAATTTAACATGAATGAACTAGAAACAAAAGAGGTTGAAAAAGAAGTGAAAGTAGTCAAAAGTCACAAAAGTAACGCAATAACTAAGAAAATGTACAAAGTAGCCATAGAAGATAGCACAGGAACCGTTACAGACGTCTCACAAAGACTTAAGATAACTCATGGAGCAGTATGTCATTATTTAGAAAAACACCCTGAAATCAAAGAATTACTCGCAAAAAAAAGATTAAGTAATATAGACCGAGCCGAAGCAGAAATATTCAATCAATTAGAATTTTTTGATTACGAAAAAGAACCAGCAACCGCAGCAAGAATAAGACAAAACGCAGCTCAATATATTACATCTAGACTAGGAAAATCTAAAGGCTGGGTAGAATCTCAACAAATAGAACATAGCGGGAAAATAGACAACAAATTACAAGTAGAAATAATAAGAATTCAAAAGAAAGAGGATGAGGATTCAGAAGAACCCATAGAGAGTTAATGAAAATTCAGTCTACTGTAGTGTATGACCACATGGAAGAAGCATACAAAGCAGGAAGTCCTACAATAATCGAGCAAGGCGGCACACGATCGGGCAAAAGTTACAATATTTTAATGTGGTTAATTGTCAAAGCTTTAACAGAGTGGGACAACAAAGTAATAGACATAGTTCGAGAAACTATGACAAGCTTAAGAGCCAGTGCTATGTTTGATTTCTTTCAAATATTAGAGAAAATGGATAAATACGATGTAGAAAAGCACAATAAGTCTGAATCAATTTATAGAATAGGATCTAATATTTTTAGATTCTTTGGAGCAGATGACGACCAAAAAGTAAGAGGTCCAGGTAGAGATATATTATTTTGTAATGAAATAAACGGATTTAAATATAAAGCGTATAAGCAGTTAAACCAAAGAACTAAGGAGTTAACGATAGGAGATTACAATCCTTCAGACGAGTTCCATTGGATTTATGACCATATTCTAACAGATAAAGATACAGCGTTCTTCATTACAACATTTAGAGACAACCCATTTTTACCAGATAGAATTATTAAGCAGATCAAGAAATACAAAGAAACAGATCCAAATTACTGGAGAATTTACGGACTAGGTTTAAAGGGAGTTGCTCAAGCTACTATCTATTCTAACTGGGAGATTATTAATAAAAAATGGGAAGACATAGAAGGTCAAGAATTCTTCGGAGAAGACTATGGATTTAATAATCCAACTGTTATACTTAGAATAAAATATCATAAAGAAGGAATTTACATAGACTTGCTTCTTTACAAACCTCAATTAACAAGCGACCAAATAGTCAAAGAACATGATAAATTAAAAGAAGATGGACTACTTAATTATGACGATGAAATATTCGGAGACTGTGCCAGACCTGAAATAATAGAAGACATAAGCAGATCAGGTTATAATTGTCGTGGTGCAAGAAAAGGTAAAGACTCAGTATTAAGAGGTATTAATTTCGTCAAAAATCATAAAGTCTATGTAACAGAAAGATCTCTAGAATTAATAAAAGAATTCAGATCATACAAATGGAAAGTAGACAAAGACGAACACGTACTTGATTCTCCTGTTGAATTAAATGATCACGGCATGGACGCAATTCGCTATGGGCTTTCTACATTATCTGAAGGTCAAGGTAAATCAGGAATACTAGACGCAAGTGCATTATTTGGAGAAAACATATGAATAAAAAAGGAAACCCAAGAAAAGTAAAAAAAAGAGTGATAAAATTTCCAAAAAGAAAAGTCACAAATAGATACGGATATATTCCAAAAAGAAGACAATTTTGTATTATCTGCAAATTAATAAATAACAAAATAAATAACAAAAATTTAACAGTCCATCACGACATACCTCAATCAATTAAAGAAAACAATAATAAATCTAATTTAGAAATTATTTGTGAAAAACATCATACTCAACTTCATCATAAATATTTTTACAAGAAAGTTAAGAGGGTATATGAAAAGTACAGAAAAGCAAAGTTTAATAAAATACAAACTACTTAATTAACTATGGCTATATTAGGATATGAAATAAAAAAAGGTTCAGCTTTCTCAGATATGAAAACAGAAGTAACTAATATTAGAAAAGCACTTAAAGATTATCAAATGATGAGACCAGACGCAGAACAATATAGACACCCTTCAGATTTTGATGGAGTTAAAATTCCTGTTTATTATGACGGGTATCATGACTATCATAGACTAGACAGATTATTCAACGAGTCAGACATACTTAGAACAATAATAAACGCATTAATTAGAAAAATATTCAGACGAGGTATAGAAAAAGTTCCACTTGTAGAAAACCCAAGTGAACAAGAATCAGATATAATGGACAAAATGCTTCATCGAATAAATGAAAATGACCAAACTCTTAAAGATATGTTAAAAATGTTTGAACAAAACATAGACGTAACAGACGATTCTTATTTAGTAATGGCTAAATCTTATTCTTTTATGAACGGAGAAATAATAGGATCTACTCCTAAAGAAATATTTTCTGCACATCCTGCTTACATGAGAATAATAGCAGACTCCGAAGGCAGAAAAGGATATAATGATAGTGGCGAAAAAGTTTACGTAGACCCAACAGATAGATACCAAATAATAACAGAAACCGAAGCTAAGTCAAAAGGATTCCAAAACAGCGAAGGAATAAAATTAGTACCTACTCATTATCGAGGAGAACTAGGAAAAGACTACGGAGCAAATTCAATGAATGACAGTCTATCTAAATATATTTATTACATAGAAGGCGAAGTAATTCACCAATCTAGATGGAATCCAAGTCTTTTATATGGGTACTCAAATATTCATGCGTGTTGGATGAAAATAGTAACCTTACTAGGTCAAGATAGATACTTTTTACTTAATTATACAAAAGGAAGACCGCCTAGAGCATTACTTACAGTCGGTACTACTAACTTTGCAAGTGCTAAAAAGTCATGGGAAAACTTAATGGAAGAGTCCGCTAAGAATCCACATGGAATTCATCCCCTTCTGATCGAAAACAAAGACGGAAAAAATCCAGTTCAGTTTATAGATTTTCTAAAGAGCCCACAAGAAATGCAATTAATAGAATTTAGAAATGAGGATCGTAGGGCTATAGCAAGTATGTGGGGAATAATGCCAATATTCCAAGGAGATGTGCAAACTTCAGGCGGATTAAATAACGAAACTTTTCAAGTTGACGTAACAAACATAGCAGTAGATGACGCACAAGAAATGTATAACGATAAAGTATTTCCTTGGATTACTAAAAACTGGGGAATAAACGATTGGGCATTTAAATTAAGAGAACCCGAAGAAGACGATGAAATGGAAGAAGCCAGTAAAGTAGGAGTACTAATTGACAACGCAACTAAAATGAGTTCAATGGGATTCGAAGTAACATGGGACGAAAAACTAAAAGAGTTTAGTTTCTCTGAAGTAGCAACAAACCCTGAACTAATAAACGAACCGTTTGTACCTTTTACAAACAAGATACTAGATTTAGCAGACGGAAGAAATCTTAATAAAATATTAAATAAGGTAAAAAAATATTCAGAAATAAGCAAACAGGAGATAATGAAACAAGGTGTAGTCTTTGACGTAAAGAAAGAACTAGATCCAGCTTTACTATCTTTAATCGCTAAAGATATATTTGACAAAGTTTACGAAAACCAAACTAGAGCAATGTCTAATAAAATCAATAACATAATCCTAGATGGAATGAGTTCTAAAAAATCTATCACAGTCATATCAAAAGAGATCCAAGGATTAGGAGTCAAAAAAGGACAAGCTGATTTAATTGCTAGAACTGAAAACGCTGTACTTAAGAATAATATTCGTGAGTTTAATTTTACTAAAGCTGAAGGTTCTGAAAACTTTCTTTTCAAATGGCTCGGACCTTCAGATTCAAGAACTGCGGGTGTATCAAAAGAAATAAAGAAAAAATCTACTAAGGGCTTAAAATTAGAAGCACTTAAAACTTTAGTTAGAAAGATGTCAATCAAGCATGGATTTAAACCAGACAGAGATTGGTTTTCTCATTTTAATCAAAGGCACAGCTTTGTTAAATTAGCATAATAACCCACCTTTATCATACCTTTATAAAACCGATACATTTATATAGTCTTTATTCCTTATATAACTATGGAAACAACAAACAACACAAACAAAGTAAACGAATTTAGAAATGAATTCGAGAAAACTGGAGAGCTACCAGCTCACCTATCTAAATTCGCTAAGGATGATTCATGCTTTGAAGATGTCGAAGTACCTGGTTTCACAGCTTAATGAAAGAATATTTCAGCAAATTACACAAGAAATGGAAGCCTTTACTTGATTCAGATTGCGAAGAAAAACTAAAAAAATATGGATATAAAATAAGGAATAATTAAATGGAGATAAAAGAATATAACCTAAATAAGTGCGATAAATGTGGTAGTACTAAAAAAGGCATTACGCTAGATGGTAAGTTTGAATACATAATTCATAATCCAGATTGTATAATATTAAATAGTCAAACAAATTCATAATGGGAAAAATAAACTGCAAAGAATGCAAACAAGAAATAAAGGATAAAGAAAATTTCATAGAAGTAATAGAGAAAGATAAAACAAAAATCTATTGTAAAAAATGTTATGAGGGTTTCAAATGGAAATAAAGCAAGAAATAGATAATTTATTCAGTCCAGATAAATCATTCAAGGAACAGATATTTGGTACTATGGATTTTCTAGTAAAAAACTCAACAAAGCATAAACAACAAAATGAATTAAAAACATTAAAGGATATGATAGCACCAGAATGGAAAGAAAGTTTTGTATATACTATTGATTTGAAAAAAGAGTTAATAAAACATATAAAACAAATAAGACTTTTAGACATTGACGGTTCTAAAGAGTGCATACCTGAATTTTTAATGTACTTCTTAAACATCAATGAAGAGGATTTAAAATGAGAAAAAGAAAAATTAGAAAAATAGGAACATCTTTCTACGTAAAGTTAGAGCAAACAGACATGAAAGATTTAGACTTAGAAGTTGGTGGAGAAGTATTAATTTATTCACTTGAAGAAAATAGTGTATTTGTTGAGAAAAAAATTAAACCTTTCTTAATCAAAAAATCTAAAAAGTCCAAATCCCTTTAATTTGTATGATACATAAAATAATATTACAAGACCAAACTATAGAAGAATTTGAACGTAAGTTTAGTTCTAAAGTAAACGGTAAAATATTAACAATTAAAGTAGAACTAGAAACAGGGATAGACATTTCAATTATCTCAAGCCTAGGCGAAGAAATTATCTCAGTCAAAGAATCTGGAACTTATTACCCAAGAAATGACATAACATCAAGAAGATACAGAGACGAAACATTAACAGGAGAAGTAAAAGAACATGATTATTTTTATGTAACAGATGAAATATTAATAGAGTTAAATTCTGAAGGAAACATGAACGGAGAACTTGCTTTAAAAGAATTGATTATTTTATACGATGATTTGGAATAGTTTATAAAGTCAAAGTGTTTATCTTTTATATGAAAGAAAAAGTAAAAGAGATTGATACTGAACCAGAAACAAAATACGTAACACTTAATATAATAAAAGATTCTGATTACATAAGAAAACTAGATTTAGAAGGATATGTTTATTTAGTAAGTACAAAAGATAAACTTCTAATCGTTAAAAGAGTTGGTAAATGTGATTATAAAAAATGTAAAAATGCTTGTTGTAAGTTTTGCAGTCTTCCTTATCCTCATGAGTATTGGGAAGGCTTTGGTGAAATAAGCAAAAAAAGAGAAAATATACTTTGCAAAAAAACTTGTAAGTTTCTCGATAAAAATGGAACTTGTAAAAAATGGGACAATTCAGAAAAAGAAATAGATTATTCAAACGGTGGAGATGGAGTCTTAAAGGGATTCCCAAGAGCCTGTGAACAGTTTCCAAGTTTATCAGATGGAGTATATCACGAAGTAATAGATGTTTGTACTTTTAAATATGAAATAATCCAAGAGATAGATATTCTAAGAGATAAAACAATAAGAGAAATGATTCTTAATTTTAAGGAATATTTATAAAGTTCAAAGCTGTCTATTTAATGAAAATGAAAAGGAGTGGGTAACGATTTTTTTATATCTCATTCGCCTTTAGTCTCCTTTGTTTCAGAGTGCAACTCTTTGACATTTTTAATTACTCATGGAAGTAAATCAAAATAAATTACTAGAAGGAAAAAGAGAAATTAAAGTTAAACAAGGATTTTTTAGATGTCTTCTTTGTGGACGAGACGCCGAAAGATTATATCCTCAAACTTATAACCTAAACGGATCAACCTTCCAAAAAATTAATGAAATTAAAACAAGAGATTCAAACTTTAGATTAATTAGTAGTTCACCAGCTAATCCAAAACTATTTCTAAAACTAGATGACATTACACTTAAACCAATATCTGGTACTTGTTTCAACGTAAATATAGACGTATGCTTTTCTTGTATTGATAAGATAGGTTGGCGTCATAAATTTATGAGTAAACATAAAAATAGGTTGTATAATCGTGGCTTATAGAAAGTTAATAATCTTATAGAAAGGTTTATAAAGTATAAACTCTTATACTTTACATGGAGACAACAATAAAACAAACGACAAAAGAAGAATACAATAAGATAAAATCCGAGATTAAAAAGAGATATTCATTCGCCTCGGTAAGCAGAAATAACCAAGATTATGCTTTTGGTGGTTTTAATGTAAGACCAAGAGATTACGAAAACGGTTTCACAAATGAACAAATCGACAAGCTTTCTATCTTCTTGAAGAGTTCTGGTTATGATACAGAAGAATTCTCAATCGAACAAGGTGAAGAAGTATATGATTCAGACCATGGAAAATTCGCAGGAACTAAAATGAAATACGTAATGTTTAACGAGGGCTTCGGCTTCTTGATGAACATAAGTAAAAATTAAAATGGAAACCACAGAAACAAACAAAATAATAAAATACCACGAAGAAACTGTTATGGGAATAATGAGCCTTATACGAATTATAAACGATTTAGACTTATCGGTATATAATCAGTCTCAAGTTGTTGATGCTATAAATAAATTAAAAAAACAAGGTAAATATCCAGAAGCAGAAAGACCAGTTATATATAATACTGAACTAAAGGAGCATAAAGAAGCAGAGTTTTATACACCCACTACACACTCATAATGACAGTAAGAAGCATATCAATTAACAAAGACTTAGAAAAACAAGTAGTAAATCACTGCAATAAAACAGGAAGAACATTTAGTGGACTTATAGCTTTTTTGCTTAGTAAATATTTATATGAGGTAGAGAATGCACGTTAAACAAAATGTAAGAAAAATTGAAAAAGAAGTTTTTAATGAGATTATTATATGTGAACATTGTAAAAAGGAAATCGAAGAAGGCACAGAATTAACAGTCAATCAAAAATATGAATATCCACAAGATATGACTTATAGAGATTTTCATTATTGTAATGCGTCATGTTTACGCAAGTTCTTAGAGAAACATACAAGAGTCCCATTTGAACATTCAGACCCAATAGGATTTTATTTCACAGAAGAACAAATTAATTAAACTTCTAAATCTTACTTATGCTATGGCACAACAACCAGGAATAATAGAATACGGAAAAGAACTAGCCAGAGAAATAGCAGATTTTATATTTACTAACTCTCAAGAGAACTTAGTAGACTCAGGTGCTATTGATACTTCTAATCTTTTTTTATCTGGTACAATATTTGACCAAGTAGACGGAACAGTTATTCAGTACGATGCGAATTATGCGGAACCGCTCGATCAGGGAACGGATCCACATTTTGTTTCTCCACAGGAACTAGAGGGGTGGGTAAGACGAAAGATTAATCCAGGCTCAGACAAGAAAGTTAAAAGTATAGCATTCGCAATAAGTCAAGCAATCAAGAAGAGAGGAACTATTCCTAATCCGTTTTTTACTCGTGCGATAACTTTGGCTCAGGCAAAATGGAACATAAAAGTAGAAGATTTGAATTAGATATATTTATAAAGTAGAAACTCTTATATTTTACATGGAAAAGAGTGAGGAATTTTATGTAAGACAAATTAAAGGATTGATTTTAGTTATGAAACAGGTAGATAGTGAATATTCTATGGTTTCAAGAGAATATATAGTAGAAAAATTAAATATGATACTTAATGGTGGAATCGGATTTCATCCATCAATCGAGGAGAAACTAATATGAATGAATGGATAACTAGAATACTAATAGCAATCATATTTTATTTAATTGGATTCTGGGTAAACGCACTTACTGGTTATAAAATAAAATTGGTGAAAAGAAAATGATAGACTTAATAATTATAACAATCGCTTCTTTAACTGTAGGATATTTAATCGGATGGTTTGTTCAGGGATATGTAACATTTCAAAGAAATTTAGATAAAAAAATTGAAGCAGATCATAAACTTCTAAAACCAACAGGCTACTTTCACTTATTCAAAGATAAAAAAGGAGAGTGGAGATTTAACATATTAGCAAGTAACTTTAAAGTAATAGCAGTAAGCGAAGGATACTATTCAAAACGAAATGCACAAGTAGGACTTAGATCACTATGGGACACAATGAATGGAATATTAAAATATAGGGAGAAAAAATGAAAGACCCAACAAAACAACAATATAAAGAAGCTAACACTCTTCTTGAAGCTGAACTAAGATTACTTAAAATAGATTTTCAAGATGTTAAGAAAAAATTGGAACAAGATGTTAAGAATTTAGAAGATTCAAGTGTGTTCGAACAAAGTAGAATAAAACAAGATAGTAATTTTCTTGATACAATAATGAAAATAGTAAACGGAAAGTCTAAACCACTTAGTAAAATAGAAGTCCTAAGAGATTTAATTAATCCACAACCAAATGTAAACGGATATGTCCAACCAAGTCCGTTATCTTATTAAAGTAAACACAATTAACCTTTACTTAATAGTGACAAATAAACATAATTATAAAAACCTTAATCTCTTTCTTATCGTATGCCAACACAAGTACCAAAAATAGAAATACATGATGAGAATGCCAGAATAGTAAAAGGATTTGGAACTGTTGATGTTTTCGATAACGCAAACGAAAGATTACCAATAGACGAATTTAAACGAATTATGCCAGTAATCATGAAACGAGGCGGTCTTATTATGAATCGACATACTAATCAATCGGTTGCTAAGATTCTTAATTATGAGTTTAAAATGAAAGATACTCCAGTTGGACCAAGAGAAGGAGTATATTTAACTACTGAAGTATTCAAAGATTTTGGATCAGACGACCAAGTATGGGCTGACATCAAAAAAGGCGAAGTTGAAGGCTTTTCATTTGGTGGAAAAAACAATCGTGAAGAATTAGATTTCTCAAAAGGGTTAACTCAAAAAGTATTAAAAGAACTAGAGGGATTTGAGTTTTCTTATGTTCCAAAGGGATGCAACAAAGAAGCAACAATCGAAGAAGTTAATTTCATTGCCAAAGAAGATAAACCAATCAAAAAGGAAGACGGTGAAACAAGTACTGACTCAGATCATTATCATTTATATCGAATAGATGAATCAGGCGACGGAAAGACATTAGGAACACTTCCTCGTGAAACCGAAGAACATACTCACTTAATAGAATCTGGAATAGTAGTTCTAGAAAATGGACACTCACACGAGTTAATCAGAATGTTAGTAAATAAAGTTAAGAAAGGCTTTGCTGGGTTTAAAGATTTTGATGCCTGTGTTTCAGCAAATCAAGATAAAGATGACCCAAAAGCGTTCTGTGGATTTTTACAAGCAAGAGTAGAAAAAATAGAAAAAGAATATGAATCAGATGAAAAAAAGAAAATAGAAAATACAAGTGATTCTACTAAGACAGAACACAAAGAAAGCGACACCGACGATAAAATAGAAAAAGAATCACAAAGTAAAGATGATTTGACTTTACTCAATAGGGACAACAAAGACGAAACATATATAAAGAAGAATATCTTAAATAAGAATATGGCAGAAGAGGAAACAAAAAAACCAGAAGACGAAAAGAAAGTAGAGAAGGTTGAGGAAGCTCCAATGGCTGCTGATTCTGTTCCAACTGAAGACCCTATGGCTGTTCTAAGTTCTAAGATGGATAAAATTATTGAATTACTTTCTGTTAATAAAGTAGAAGAACCAGTCGAAGTAGTAAAGGAAAAAGAAGTTGAAAAAGAGGAAGACGAGGAAAAAGATAAGGATAAGGATAAAGACGTAGAAAAAGAAGGAGACGGAGAAGAGGTAAAATTACCAGAAAGCGAAGGCGATGAAGTTTCTCAAGATAAACCAGCAGAAGGGGCAGTCTCAGACAAGCCAGAAGCAAATTTCTTAGAAAAAGAAGGAATCGAAAAAATTAAAGAAGACATGAAAGCAGACATAATGAAAGAATTAATTAACAAAAAAGCAGATACTCCAAGGGCAGGAATCAAAACAAACGAAATCAAAAAGACTGAAATTGCAGCACCAAAGACTTCAATTGAAGCAAATAAAATGATTAAGGCGGCAGGACTACAATGAAAATTAACACAATCCAAGAACTAGTAGATTTATCATATAGAGGCGAGCCAGGTATGATTTCTAAAAGTGATGCACCTATTTTAAGTTCAACTACTGGAGTATATAACCGAGTATTCGGTCAATTTGTTTGGGCTACATTTAACCAAGAAGCAAACACAGTCGGAATCCTTCCTAAAACTGTATGGGATAAATCAGGTTGGAGACTACAAACAGCACGAGCAGGTAGTACAGCAGATGGTGGAGTAGCAGAAGGCGGAGCACTTCCAGATACAATTAAGCCAACATTTAAGGAAGTTTCAAATACACTAAAAACAAACGCACATACTTTTGAAGTAAGCGAGCACCAAGAATACTTCGTACAAAACGATGACGACGCTATCGGCGATTTAGCTTACCAACGAGAAATTATGGGCACTAAGCACAAAGAAGCAATGAACCAGCTATTACTAGTAGATGCAAGTACTGAAGCTGGTGCGGCAACTGCTAATTATACAGGTAAGACTGGCTTTGAAACAATCGACCGAGTAATTAGTTCAGATTCTGAAGAAGACGCTTTTGGTGGAACATATGACGCATACTTTGACATCTTTGGACTAGACAGAGATTCAGCTAGCACTTTTGATTCAAACGTATCACACAATTCTGGTACAGACAGAGCACTAAGTGACTCTCTAATTAGAACAATGATTTATAATATTAAAGAAGACGGCGGAAATACTACTGTAATTAATACAGGATATGACACTGCAAGAACTGCAATCGCACTTTACTCGGATCAAGTTAGATACAACGTACTAGGCGAAGCAAAGGTACAAGTAGGTGTAAACGGTATTCAAACAGAAAACGGAATAGACGTAGGAATTAGAATCAGCACTATTTACCAAATACCTATGATTGAATCTAAAGATGTTGCTCAGGATACTATCAGTAGAATGTATTTTCTTGATACATCTGACCCAGAAGGATCAGGTAAGCCAAGACTTAGCTTAGACATCTCTCATCCAACTCAATACTTCCAAGCAGGTATAAACGATAATACTCCTTTCGTGATAGACAAATTTACTACTAAGGGTATGTATAGAACAAACGGAGAGATTCGTTGTACATCGTTGCAATCACAAGGAAAGCTAAGGGATTTGCTATAGTCAGGCGAAACATTTAAAAAGTCTTTATTCTTAATTATTGTATGAAACTTAAAGTCATACGAACTAAAATTATCAAAGATTTCCCAAATTATTTAGTATTAGATTCTGGAGAGATTTATTCTATAAAAAGTGAAAAATTAATGACAGGTGGTGTAATATCTTCTGGAAAGGGTTATCGAGCTGTAACTTTGATGAATAATGGAATTCAATATAATAAAACAATACATAGACTAGTAGCCAAAACTTTCATCCCAAACCCAGAGAATAAACCCGAAGTAAATCACATAGACGGGAATACTATAAACAATCACTTTACTAATTTAGAATGGACAACTAGATCAGAAAACCAACAACACGCTTATGACACAGGGTTACAACCTCTTCAATTAGGAGAAGATAATCATATGTTCGGTAGATTCGGCAAACTTCATCAAAACTCTAAAACAGTATTTCAATATGACTTAAAAGGAAATTTCATAAAACAATGGGATAGCCTAATGGATATTAATAGAGAATTAGGTTTTGGAGTAGGTCACATTTCTCAATGCTGTAATAAACAAAGAAACTTTTCTCATCATTTTATTTGGTCTTATATAAAAGATGATATTCAAATATTTGATAAGAATTGTATAGTATGTGGGAAAGAGATATTATATAGTCCAAAAGCAAGAAATCAAACATATTGTTCAAGAAAGTGTTTTGATAAATCTCGTTATGTTCCAGTAGAGAAGTTTATGGTAAATTGTAATCAATGCGGAATAGAATTCGAAGCTCCTAAAATTACTACAATATATTGTTCTACTAAATGTAGAAACAAAACAAACAGAGCACGAAGAAAGATAAGAGAAGCAGAATTAAAAATCCAAAGTAGAAAGAAAACTTTATAAAGATTAAGTTCCTTAATTAACTATGGCAACAGGATTAATATCAGTAAGTAGGAATAACCCAGCGGCTCCTCCTTATAAAAACGGACCTTATAGTTGGGATCAAAATATATCTTATGGTTCTTCAGGTTCACCTATCCCTATTACTTCAGAATCTGTAAAGCAATTTGCACAATATGTAACAAATTCTTCTACTAGTGCAGGTACTAGCTTTGAACCAGCTTTATTTCATACAACAATGACAGGTGCAGCACAAGTTGGAGGAAGAGTTAGAGCTTTTATGACTACAAATGTTGCTCTTGGTTCATGGTCTAACGCATTTAAGGCAGAAGTTACTTATGGGGCAAGTGGTAAAACTGCAGGATTAGGTTCTGCACTTGTTGCAGAAATGACTTTATCCGCAGGAACAGTTGATGGAAATTATGCTCCTTTTGAAATAGAGTTAAATCTAGGTAGTAGTGCTTCTATAGGTACTAAAACATCTCTTCAATATATGAGTGTAAACGGAGCAGATGCTTCAACATTTGATACAGGTGGATACATAATGAATATTCAAGGATTAACTGTCGCAAGTGGAAAAGTATTTCAAGTAAATACTGCTGCTGACGCTACGCATGCTCTTAGAATACTAATAGGCTCTACAGATTATTTTATAATGCTTACAGACTCAGGGGCATAACTTTATAAAGTTTAACCATTTCTATTTTATATGAAATTTAAATTGAGTTTTCACGATAGACTAATTTTTTTAAGTCTTTTACCAAAAGAAGAAAATTTTACTACAATGAGAATTATTAGAGAAGCTTCTAAAACTATTGGAATTACTGAAGAGGAACATAAAGAATATGAAGTTAAACAATTAGATAATGGAAGAATTTCTTTTGATCCAATAAAAGCACAAGAAGAAAAAGAATTTGAAATAGGAGAAATTATATTACAATTAATCAGATATAATTTAGAACAACTAGATAAAGAAAAGAAATTAACACAAGAACATTTTCCTCTTTACGAAAAGTTTGTAAAAGATTTATGAATTATCCACATTCAAATATTAAAAAAATGATTTTTTCCTTTGAGAAACATAATGCTACTTATTTCCGTGTTCCAAAAGTAGCAAGTACTTCTATTTTAATATCCTTTAGAAAAAATCATGAGTTCAATAAGGTAGAAGAATATAATAAAAATTCTTTTAAGTTTACTTTTGTTAGGAATCCCTTTGATAGATTGGCTAGTTGTTTTAGACACGTAATCCAAAAAGGATCTTTACAAAATATACAAAACCATCCAGAACTTCATAAAAATATGAGCTTTGAAAGATTTGTTGAAGTGGTTAGTAATACAAAAATAGAAAACATGGATATTCATTTTAGACCTCAATATACTTTTCTACCAGAGACTCCAGATTTTATTGGTAAATTTGAAAACATACAAAAAGACTTTAAGTTAATTTGTGATAAAATAAAAATAAAAAATGTAGAATTACGTCACGAAAATAAAACAGACAAAGTAGACTTCGAAAAATATTATAATGTCTCTACTGCGAAAAAAGTTCTTAAGTTATATGAGAAAGACTTTGATATGTTTGGATACGAAAAAGGAATAATCTTAAACTAAACATTTATAAATATCAAAGTCTTATAATTATCATGGAATACAAACCAAAATTAGTAATCTGTCTAGCAAAAGGCGACTCGTTTAAATATACTTGTAAAAATATTCATTTAGATTCAAGCAATCACGAAGTTAATAACACTTACCGGTTTAACCGAAACGTTTCTTATTTAGTAAAAAACCAGGAAGACTACGACGAATTAATTAATCATGATATGTTTGAAGCTTATTCTGAGGAAGAAGAAGTGAAAGAAGTAAAAGAAACTAAGAAAGAGAAAAAGGCTAGAGAGAAAAAAGAAAAAGAATCAGTTATAGATATTCAATCAGATAAAGTTATTGACCCAGAAGTAGAAGTTGAGACAGCAGAAGAAATTTTAGAAGAAAATAAGGACAATGTCCCAGAGGTTGAATAATGGCAGGTGAGTTGACGACGGGAACAATTTCTGTAGTAGATATTAATGAACCAGTTGCAATCGCTGCTGCAATTGATGCAATTACTTTAACAGCTGTTACTGATATGCTTTTTGTTGTTCCAAATACAAATCAACAGAGAGTTCACATTTTTAAGGTGACTCGTGCAGCTTAATTTTAACGATAATTATTTATACTTGAATTTCTTATATTTATTATGGCAACGGACGTAACTGATTTAAGTATCTACGAAGGTGAAGATAAAACATTTACTGTGACTCTTACAGATTCAGCAGGTGATCCGATTGACATAACTGGTTATACATTTTTATTCACAGTTAAATCTAAAATATCAGATTCAGACGCAGACGCTATAATTAAAAAAGAAATCACAAATCATTCTGACCCAACAAATGGAGTAACTCAAATAGCTTTAGTCGAATCAGATACAGAAGATTTAAGTGGTTCTTATTTATACGATTACCAAAGATTAGATGGCTCACTTGATAGAGCAGTTGTATTAAAGCGAGCTAAATTCACAATAGAACAGCGTGTTGGTGACGCATTTAGTTGAGGTAAAAAATGACAGATATTAACGTGACTATTTCTGAACCTGATGCTATAGCTGTAACAGTGGAAAATGGTGCTACAAGTTTTTCTGCTTTATCTGATACGCCTTCTGGTTTTTCTGGACAGGCTAGTAAAGTTGTTTCAGTAAATTCTGGAGAAACAGCATTAGAATTCACAGATTCAGGTTCTGGCGATGTAGTTGGTCCAAACAGTGCAACAGACGAAAATATAACAGTATTCGATTCAACAACTGGCAAGTTAATAAAAGACTCAGGAACAAACATAAGTGCAGTAACAGCCAATACAGCCAAAACAGGTATAACCTCTCAACAAAGTACAGACATTACAACAAACAATGCTAAAAATACTAACATTTCAACAGACTTATCCGAAGGCACAAGTACCGAAACAACCGTAGATGTAGACTCGTCTGATGGTACAAACGCCACACTCGTATCTGCAAGTGCGACCAGAGCCGGACTTTTAACTAAAGCGAAGTTTGATGAAATAGTAACTAATAATGCCAAAGTAAGTTATACAGACGCCGCCGCAGTAAGTTCAAATACTACTCATAGAAGTTCAACTGGTTCAGATCATTCAGATGTAGTTACTAATTCATCTAAAGTAACTAATGCAACTCACACAGGCGACGTAACAGGAGATACTGGATTAACCTTAGACAAAACAGCAGTAACCGGACAAGATACCGTAACAGCAGTAGGTGCTGATTTTGTTTTAATAAGTGATACAGGAGATACAGGTAGCCTTAAAAAAGCTTTAATTTCTGATTTTGCAAGTGCAGGTGGAGACATGGCAGCAGCAACTTACGATCCAACAAGTGTAGTAGGTGATGTATTCCAAATGGATAATATGATAGAAGGAACAACTACTAAGGTTTTAACTGATACAGAACGTTCGGCTATTTCTACAAATACTTCAAAAGATACAAATGTTTCAACTAACCTAAGTGCAGGAACAAGAACAGCCACTACAATAAAAGTAGATTCATCTGATGGTACTGATGCAACTTTGGTTGAAGCCGACACAACAAACGCAGGTATTCTTGGTTCAGATAAATGGGATGAAATAGTAGCAAATACTTTGAAGGACACAAACGTATCAACCAACCTTAGTCTAGGAACAGGGAACGCAACAACTGAGGTTATAGAATCTAGTGATGGAACTAATGTAACACTTATCGAGGCTGATACAGATAATGCTGGATTATTAGGAGCTGATAAATGGGATGAAATAGTAGCAAATACTTTAGCAAAACACGCAGAATCACATTCAATAGTTAGTCACAATGACACAACCGCAACTGGAACTGAACTTGATACCTTAACAGGCGGCGGAGATACTACTTTACATGACCATGACGGAATAAGTGAAAATACAACTCATAGGTCAAGTGCAGGCGGGACTGACCACTCAGACGTAAACACAAATAATGCTAAAGTTTCATTTACTAAAACAAACGTCAAGGGGCATATCAATCATGGTGGCACCGCAGGAACAGCAAGACCTTCTGGATTTACTTCAGTCGAATGGTCTGGAACGGTCGAACCGTCTAACGCTGTTAATGGTGATACTTGGATTGATGAGAGTTAATGTTATCTAGTCATCAATTATTTCATTTAAACGCAGTTCTAGCTGAGGCTCAAGAGACTAGAAATCTTTCTACTGAGAAGAAATCTAAATGGATGGATTGTAAACAAGTTAAAGATGGTGAATACGATAAATATTTAGATGCTGTGGTAAAAGATGTTAATGAGATTATAAAAAGTGATATTTTTCCTAATTTAGAATGTGCTTCAGCTATTCATGATTATTTAGAGAAAGAAACAAAGGAGGAATTTAAAAATGGCTGATACAACAGTATATAGCTCAATAATTGGAACATTAGACGAATCAAATAATTTGTGGGGTCCGTATTGGACTGATAAAGATACTGGTACAGTTGTTTTTATTAGTAGTGGGAATGAGGCATTTCAAAGAAGAACGGTTGATGGTGGCTCATCATGGTCCGGCCAAGCTATAATATTTGATGGAACAATAATGAATGTCGCTTGCTGGTATGACCAAGAAACCCCAGGAGATAGTGGAACTATATTACATGTTGTCACATTAGATACTGGTGGAGCTTGTAAATATAGGACCGTAAATATAAGCACGGGAGTTCGTGGCACTCAAAGAACAGTAGTTAGTGGATTGACGGTTTCTTCTACTAAATCTGAAAATAGAATTGCAATTACAAAAACCGTGAGTGGTAATATTATAGTTGCATATTCTACACAATCAGAAATAGGATGTTTAAAATCAGATGATTTATTTGCAACTGCTGGAACAAGTATAGCAGACCCATTTGAAACACCAACAGAAGAAGATTGGCTTCTTTTATATCCGGCAAATACTGGTGATGATAACGATGCTTGTGGTATATTTTGGGACAGAAGCGCAAATAAAATTTCAATAAAGATGTATGATGATAGTGAAGATGATTGGACGGAAACTGAGAATGCACTTGACAGGCATGACAATTTAACTTATATAAATATGGATGGGGCAGTTAGACATAGTGATAGAAAAATTATGTTTGTAAGTCATACTGACCCCGATACCGTTGTAGACGTCCTTGTAGCATCCGTGATAAATCCAAACTCCATAGATTCTCCATCATTTCCAAATACCTCACTTATATATAATTCCCAAGCAGAATCAGCACAATGTTCAGTTTTAATAAATCAACAAAACGACGATGTTTATGTAGCTTATCTAAAAGGTGGGACTTGGTTAAGTGAAATGGATATAGTATTTCATAAGTCTGATGATGGAATGAGTACCTGGGGAAGTGAACAAGCTTATAATGAAACAACAGATGATAATCGACTTGTTCATGGTGGTAGAACAATTGGAGATTCTGGTGGAAGAGTTCAATGGAGTTGGTATAATGATGATTTAGCGGATATATTTGTTAATCTAGTTAATGATATTGAAATAAGTGCAGTAAGCGGAGTAATTAACCCAAAAATAAAAATAGGCGGAACATTCTCAACCAAAACAATAAAAACAAAAATATCAGGAACATTCGTAGAAAAACCAATTTTGGTTAAAGTAGGCGGAACGTTCCAATAGTTAATTATAAATAATCTAATTTCCTTTAAAACTCATGGTAGGTGAACAAAAATCGTAGACTATTGCAGTTCTGATAAAGTGGCAAGTTTCCTTCAGCTTAAGAAATTCGACGGAACGACTAAGCCAACTAAAACACAAGTAGAAGAAATGATTGAACAATCTGAAGATGAAATAAATCAGTTAACTATGAACTCTTGGAAAAGTGAAACTGTCACAAAAGAATATCATACAATAGATAATCCGACTCTTAGATACGAAGGAATTAAAATCTTTATGGGAAACAGAAATATTAAAACTCTATCAACTGGCGACGGAGACAAGTTAGAAGTTTGGACAAGTACTTCAGATAATGACGGTTGGGAAGATTATCTAGTTACTAGAACCGAAGGTCGAAATAATGATTACTGGATAAACCAACAAGACGGAATACTTTGGATTAGAACTTATCCAAGAATTATTAAACGTACTTTTGATGTTAGATTAACTTATAGATTTAGTGAACTTACTGTTAAAAAAGATATAGAAAAAGCATGTATTAGACTGACAGCAATAGCAATAGTCGAGTCTGACGATAAGTCTATTTTATTTCCGGAAGGAAGTTCAAATATTCCTTTAATAGACAAACGAACTATTTGGCAAAGAGAAGCAAATAAAATAATTCAATCAAATAGGGAGCTAAAAGTAGCTATAATATAATGGAAACAGGATACTTACCAGATGGTCCAGACGTTTGGAGGGTGAGTTGTTATTACGATATTGAACAATTTGATACATTAGAAAAAGCATTAAACTACATGGAAAATAAATTAAATAAAAACAGCGGAAAAATATTAGTACTACAAAAAGTCAACTTAAGAAAAGTTAATCTAAGTACACCAAAATTAGAACCAGAGGTAGATAAACTTGGCAGATGATATTTTAATTGATGTGGCTAACCTTATATCTACAAATTGGGATCAGTCTAACACAAACGGTAGGACTCCAACTATTTCTGATATTTCTGAAGTAAAAAGAGTAAGTCTCAATAGTGGAGATTTCATATTTATTTGGGAATTAATATACACACCTGAAGATAACGCATCTGGCGGTCAATCTAAAAAGACTCAAACCTTTATAATGTTAGACATAAGAACAGCTAAGTCTCGTGCTCAGTTCGTATCAATGAGAAAAGAATTGAGACGTGTACTAAATGACGCTCAAATAGACGTTTTCACTGATTCAGTTTACGATATAAGTGACATAATGGAAGAAACTGACATGAGTTCTAAAATGGTTGGTCTGTGGCGTTCTCAGACGAAATGGCGACTCGAACAACTTAACTTGGCAGTTTGATATTCTAATAATTAACTTTATAAAGTAGAAATCTATGTAATTATATGGAAGAAACAGAAACCCCTGTAGAAAAAGTAGAGTCTGAAACGACTGAAGCTGAATCTACAGAAGTAAAAAAGGAAGACGAAGAGACTTCGGAATCCACTGAAGAAACCCCAGAAGAAACAGACGAAGCTGAATCAACTGAGGATTAATTTATTTTATTGAGCCTTAATCGGCTTTTTATTTTTTTTATAATTTCGATAATTATATATAGGTAGAACACTTTGATAATTTATGAAAATTGCATCGAAATCTGCAGATGTTTGTATTAAGTCTACTTATCCTAAATTTAAGTATCACTTCAAAGAGGCAAATGTTCCTATCGAAATCCAAAAAGAACATACAGAAAAGATATTACTAAACAGTGATTTTTATGAATCAGATAAGGCTGTTAAGGTAGTCAAAAAACCAGTCAAGAAGTCAGTCAAGAAAATATCATGGTCTGAAGAATTAGAAGAAAACTTCACAAAAGAAGAAATAGTT